GTTCAGTAGTGAGAGACTCACCAGAGAGGTAGCTTCAGGGATGGCACGTCAGGGCGCAAACGATGAGGAAATCACCCACTCGGAGGCCGCGCGGCGCCTCGGGATGACGCAGCAAAGCGTCGGGACGTGGGCGTCCAAGCCGGGGGCGCCGGTTGTGATGCGCAAAGGCAAGCGGTACTGTGTCTGGCCGCAATTCCCGGCGTGGCACCGGGAGCAGATCATGCGCCCGCAGAAACCGGCGGACATGGACGACGCGAAAATCCGTAAGCTCGCGGCCGAGGCCGAATTGGCGGAACTTGCGTTAGAGGTGCAGCGCGGGACGCTGATTCCCTTGGATCGCCACGAGCAGGCGCTTCTGGAGTTCGCGGGGAACATCCGCGCGCAGCTGCTGACCGCGCCCTCACGGTACGCGCCGCGGATTGTTGGGCTCGATACGCTGCCGCAGGCGCAAGCGCTGTTAGACGCGATGGTGCGCGACGTGCTCCAATCGGTAGCGGATGGCGACGGCGGTTAGGCACGAGGTTGACTACGGGCCGCGCTTAGCGCTTGCGGCGCAGCGGGCACGGCGCGCGCTCGCGCCGCCGCCATTCCTGAGTGTGAGTGAGTGGGCGGACCGGTACCGCATCGTGCCGAGCTACAGCGCTGAGCCTGGGCGGTGGGTGACGGACAAAACACCGTACCTCCGAGAGGTGCAAGATAACTTTAGCGACCCTCACGTTACAAAAGTGGTGTTCATGAAGCCGGCGCGTATTGGCGCGACCGAGGCCGGGCTCAATATCGTCGGGTATTTCATCGACCATGAGCCTTCGCCGATATTCATTGTGCAGCCCAGCGTGGAGGACGCCAAAGATTTTTCCAAAGAGCAGCTGACGCCGACGATCGAAGAGACGCCGGTACTGCGCGAGAAGGTCGCGAGCGCGTCGAGCCGGGACAGCGGCAACACGATTCAGGCGAAGATTTTCCGCGGTGGTGGCGTGTACCTCGTGGGCGCCAACTCGCCGCGCGGGTTCCGGCGACGAACCGCGCGCATCATCATCTTGGAGGAAGTGGACGCGTACCCGGAAAGCGCGGGCGTTGAGGGCGATCAAGTGGCACTCGCGGAACGGCGCGCTACCACGTTCGGGCATCGAAGAAAGGTGTACCTCAATTCGACGCCGACCATCAAAGGGGCTAGTCGCATTGAACGGGAATGGGAAGCCAGCGACCAGCGGCACTATCTGGTCGCGTGCTTATCGTGCCACCATGAGCAGATGCTCGTGTGGGGGCAGCTGCACTGGCAGGACCTCGACGCGCCGCATTATACCTGTACCGGGTGCGGGGTGCTCATCCCTGAGCGCGAGAAGACGCGCATGGTGGCGACTGGACGCTGGGTCGCGTCGAACCCGGGTCCGTCGATTCTCGGCTACCACATCAACGCGCTTTACTCGCCGTGGGTGTCGTGGACGGAATTACGTGACGAGTTTCTCGCTGCCAAAGGCGACCTCGGGAAGCTGCAAGTCTTTGTGAATACCGCGTTAGGCGAATCGTGGGAGGATCGCGGCTCGCTGTCCGAGGCCGAGGGTCTGGAGTCCAAGCGTGAGGCGTACGAGTCCGCGATCCCCACAGCAGTGCAGGTCGTGACGATCGGCGTTGATGTGCAGCCTGATCGACTGGAGGCCGTTGTACGGGGCTGGGGTCCTGGGGAGGAATCGTGGTTGCTGGACCGTTTGATCCTGCTCGGCGATTCCACCGTGACCGAGGCCACGGTGGGGTCAGTGTGGCAGCAACTGGAGAGCGCGCGCCTCGCCTATTGGGCACAGTATCCGGGGCGGTGCGCTATGGCGATCGACTCGGGCTACAACCCTGAAGCCGTGTACCGCTACGCCAAGCCCAGATGGTCGCAAAAGGTGTTCGTCACACGTGGCTACTCACAGCCGGGCAAGGCGCTCGTCTCGCGTAAGGCGACCACAAACAACAAGGCCCGCTGTCGCGTGTATTACGTGGGGACCGATGCGGCCAAAGATTCGATCTTTGGGAGACTGCGGATTGCCACTCCGGGGCCGTTGTACTGGCATTTCCCGATGAGTCACGCGTCGAATCGGGATTATTTCGAGCAATTAACGAGCGAAAAACGACATCGTCGACAGCTCAACGGGCGATGGGTCGCGAAATACGAGTCACAACCGGGCCGGCGGAACGAAGTTTTGGACTGCGAGGTGGGCAATTTGTGCGCCCTGGTGCTCCTCAATCCGAAGATGGATGCGGCCGCGGTTGTCGGAAAACCGAACCTGCCAAGCCAGCCGAGCCCAGAGGCCGCCACCACACTGCCACCGTTACCGCCCTCACCTGAGCCTCTAGTCACCGCGCCGAAGCGGAAGATTCTCAATCTGCGGCCGAAGGGCTCCGGGTTTTCTAGCCGATGGTGATGATCCCAGCGCTCCGCGACGCGTCGGAGGACGTCGCGCTGCACGGCGCGCCACTCGCCGTCTACCTGTGGACGATTCACCATCTGGAGCTCCACGGCTACCGCCCCTGCAAGACGCAGGCGCTCGCGCTCACGCTGGGGTTGCGTCGTCAGGCGGTGGGCCGGGCGCTCACCCTGCTCGTGGCGCGCGGGTACCTCGCCGAGGGGCCGCGACATGCCGGTGTGCGCACGTTCCGCGTGTTTTCGGCACGAGATGCACGCCGTGGGCCTCAAAACGTCCACGGCCGACGACTGACCCTATAGCCTAACGGGCCGTCCGGTGGTGATCGTGTGCGGTAACGATGGCGCCGATCACACCGCAAGGGATACCCGCGTCACTGGCCGCGGGTGAGACGTGGCTCTGGACCGCGGCTTTTGGCGACTTCCCGAGTGCTGAAGGCTGGACGCTGAGCTACCGGTTTCGCGGCGCCTCCGTTCTTGACACGATCGCAGCTGACCTGACGTCAAGTGCCGACACCTGGACCCTGACCCTCGCTCCGGCCCGCACGGCGGCGCTGACGCCGGGCAACTATCGGTGGCAGGCCGTGATGACGGGCAGCGGCGCCTACGCGGGCCGGGTCCATACCGCCGATGAAGGGGTGCTGGAGGTCACGCAGAATCTCGCGACCGCGGACGATGGCGCGGCGCAGTCATGGGAAGAGAAGACGTTAGGCGTGATTGAGGCGGTGCTCACCAACAAGATCACCGACGACATCAGCATGTACATGATCGCCGGGCGTCAGGTCCTCACGATCCCGATGAAGGAGCTATTGTCGCTCCGTGGATCGCTCAAGCGCAAGGTCTACACGCAACGCAATCCTCGATCGCCGTATCCACTCCATCGCGTAGCGTTCAATGTCGTCACGTAAGAGCCTGAGGACTCGCGTCGCCGAGTGGATTGCCCCGAAAAGGGTGAGCCAACGGAACGTCTTCAACGGTGCCGCGGTCAACCGCCTCACGCTGGATTGGATTCGCTCCCCGCTCTCCGCGGACAAAGAACTCGAAGGCGATTTCATCCGGCTGCGCGGTCGCGTGCGCGACCTCGCGCGCAACAACGCGTACGCGAAGCGGTTCATCCGCATGGCACGCGCGCATGTCGTCGGGCCAAAAGGGGTGCAGCTGCGGCCGGCGGTCACGTTCGCCAACGGCAAGCCCTACGATGCGATCAATGACGGGATCTTGGCCGCGTGGCGCGACTGGCACCGGCCGGAGCATGCGAGCGCGAGCGGTCGCCTATCATGGTTAGGCGTGCAGCGACTCGCCATGAGCGAATGGGCGACGTGTGGCGAAGCGCTCGCCCTGTTGCGGTATGGGCGAGAATACAAGTATGGGCTCGCGGTGCAACCGGTGGACGCGGACCGACTCGATGAGACCTACATGCGCGCCCGGAACGCGCGGACAGGTGAGCCAGAGATTCGCTCCGGTGTCGAGATCAGCGACACCGGACGCCCGCTGGCATACCACATTCTCCAAGTTCATCCAAGCGAAATCGGGTCCAGCTTCGGGCGTGCCCAAGCGCGACAGCGCATGCCGGCCGATCAGGTGATCCACCTCTACACCAACGACGAGCGCGTCGACCTCACGCGCGGCGTGCCACCGCTCGCCGTCGCCATGCGCGACTTGCGGCAACTCGATGGATTTCAGGAGGCGGCCCTCGTGCAAGCGCGCACCGCGGCGGCCGCCATGGGATTTATCGTCACGAAGGGTGAAGATGGCGACACGACCGAGCCCACCGAGGGCCTGGAGTTCGCCGCGGAGACCGGCGTGGTGCGCGAGTTGGGCCGGGGCCAAGAGTTTCAGTCATGGGACCCCAACCAGCCGTCGGACACGTACGCTGGATTCTGCAAAGCCGTGTTGCGCGGGATCGCGGCCGGGTTAGGTGCGAGCTACGCCATGATGGCGAACGACCTGAGCGATGCGAACTACTCCTCGATGCGTGTCGGCCGCGCGGAAGAGCAAGAGACGTGGCAGGAGCTGCAGGGATGGTTTGTGGATCAGTTCGTGGACCGTGTGTATGCGGCATGGCTGCCGAGCGCGATTCTCTCGGGCAAACTCGTGCTGCCGCTCTCCGAGGCCCGTGATCTCACGCCGCGACATTGGATTCCGCGCCGCTGGACGAGCGTCGATCCGGTCAAAGACGTAGAAGCCGATGAGCGCCGCGTCGCGTTAGGCGTCGAGTCGCGGCAGAACATTGCCGCGCGCGATGGCGCCGACTTGTGGGAGTTGATCGAACAGATTGCCGAAGAGGAAGCATACGCCGACGAGTACGGCGTCGACATTGGACCGCCGCGCAAGGCGGTGGGAGGCACCCCAAATGGTACGCCAGATGGCACTGCCGGTGTTGCACAGAACGATGACGCTAGCGCTGGACGCGGCCGCGATCGCGCAGCGCGCGGACGGCGACGACCGGATTCCGATCTCGCTCTCCTCCGACGAGCCGATTGAGCGATGGTTCGGCCGCGAAATCCTTGACCACTCGTCAGGCGCCGTTGACCTGACGTATGCGCGGGACGGCTTGCCGTTCCTGATGACGCATGAGGCGACCACGCGGGCGGTGGTCGGGCGCATCGAGGACATTCGCGCGGAGGGCGGGAAACTCAGGGGCCTCGTGCGACAAGGCAATAACCCGGATGCGGGGTGGGTGCTCAAGGACATGCGCGATGGGATCATGCCGCATATCAGCATCGGGTACCGGGTGATGGAACTCAAGCTCGAAAGCAGCAGCGAGGCCGACGGCGACACGTACCGCGCGACGCGCTGGATGCCCATGGAAGGCAGCACGGTACCCGTGCCCGCAGACATCACGGTTGGTGTGGGCCGGGCCACATCAGGCGAGGCCCACTACCCGGTCACACTTATCGAGAGCCGCAAGGCGGAGGGAGCAATGGACGAGAAGACACCTGCCACGGCTGTCGTGGCAACGGTTACGCGGGACTATGACGCGGAACGCAAACAGCGGAATGCCGAGATGGTCGCGCTCGCGAACCTCGCCGGTATGCCGGAGACGTTGGCCGATGCGATCGGGCGCGACATCTCGCCGATGGCCTACGCGCGCGAACTGCAAGACAAGAAGATTGCCAGTGCGGCGAGTGCGCCAACGGCGGGCGTGAAGCTCACGCCGCGCGAACAGCAAGAGTTCTCCCTCGTGCGGTTGCTGCACGCGGCGTCGTTCATGCGCAATGGCCAGCCGCGCGCGCAGGCCGTTGACGCGTGGAAGGCCGGGTTCGAGATGGAGGTGTCGGACACGATCTCGAAGTCCCTGGGCCGCAACGGCGGGTTCTTCATCCCGCTCGGGCTCGGCACGCGTGCCGCCGTCACAGGGCAGATCGCCGGGACGACATCGTTAGGCGGCGCCGGGGTGCAGACAACGGTGTTGGACATGATCGAGCTCTTGCGCAATCAAATGGTCGTGCGCCAAGCGGGTGCTCGTGTCCTCACCGGCCTCACCGGTAACATCACCTTCCCGCGACAGATCACCGCGAATGCGCTATCGTGGACCGGCGAAAATCCGTCGACCGGCAACGCCAATACCGCGCTCACGTTCGACAACGTGACCCTGACGCCGAAGACGGCGATGGTGTCAACCGCGGCGTCGCGTCAGGGCATTGTGCAGTTCAATCAAGACCTTGAGAATGTGGTGCGTGAGGATCTGGCACAGGTTATCGCGCTGGGACTCGATCTGGCCGCACTCAACGGGCTTGGCGCATCGAACCAGCCGCGCGGCGTGATGCAAACGACCGCGGTATCGACGATCACGAGCACGTTCGGTGCGAATGGTGCCGTCCCTGACTGGGCGGCGGTGATCGCGTTTGAAACGCAGCTGTCGCAGAACAACGCGGCGGGCTCATGGAGCTGGATCACCACGCCTGGCATCCGCGGCAAACTCAAGCAGACTCTTTCCAGCACCGTCGCTGGCGCGTCGTGGATCTGGGCGAGCGACGGCACGATGAACGGCTACCCCGCGCTCGTGTCGAATCAGATGCCGAGCAACTTCACTTACGGCACCTCGACGAGCCTCGGCAACGGCATGATCCTCGGCAACTGGCCGGAGCTGCTCATTGGCGAGTTCGGGGGCGGTGTCGAGATCATCGTGGATCCCTACACGGTCGCGTCGCAGAACATGATCCAATACCACGCCATCGTGATGAGCGACATCGCGTTACGGCATGGGCCGTCGTTCGCGATGACGCAGGGAGCCAAGACGTCCTAATGTGGGTCGTCGTGCTCGAGCGCCTAGTGGACTATGGGCAGTCACATCCGGGGCATCGGATGTGGCTGCCTCTGGCGGAGGCGCAGCGGTTAATCGCCCAGGGCTCCGTTAAGCCTGACGAGACCGTGAGGCATCGTGACCCGGTGAGCCAGCCATGACGACGCGATGGGAGCGGGACGCGGCGATGCTCACCCGCCGCGTGGTGAACAGCGAATGGATTCGCATCGGGAGTGTCGAGACGTGCGGCCCGGTGACGGAAGAGGATCGCGAGGTGATTGACGCCGGGGGTGCGTCGCGCCTGGATCGCTTCACCGTCGCGCTCGTCGCGACCGCGGCCTTCGACGCCTACACGCGACATGCGACGGTAGTGGTGGGCACGGGGAGAACGAAACTCAACTACACGCTGCGCGACTTTCGGCGGGTGGATGATGGCTTGTTGACCGAACTGTATCTCGCGAGGACCGCTCCATGATCCTCGAAGCGGTGCGCGTCGTGGCGGATGTGTTGGGGGACCCAACGACGGGCGTAGCGGCGCGTCTGGCGTTGCTCACCTACGATGGGGCGGACACGGCACCTACCGCGCCCGCGGTGATTGATGAGACGCGCCACGATGACGCCGCGATTACGCGGGACACGTCGACACCGCTTCTCGTTGTGACCGCGGGCGAAGTGCGCTCGCTCATCGGGCAAGCGGCACAGTACATCCACGAGGCGGACGTGCCGATCGACATCAGCCTCGTGCGGACGGCCACGAGTCCCGCCGCGGTCGTGCGGGATTTGTACTACACGCTCCGCGCGGTGCTGGTCTGCCTGGATAACGGCCTGGCGGCGTCGGTGCTCCGCAACAACGTGCAGGTCTACGTGATCTCGGATATCTCCGCGGCGCAAGCGCGCGCGTCGCTCGAACACAACACCGCGACAGCGGCCGTGCGGTGCACGGTGCGGTGTCGTGATCTCATCGCCTAACCGGAGTGCCCTATGCCAGCCCTCGCGAAAACCATCAATATCCTCGGCGCGCTCGCCAAGCTGGAGAGCCCCTATGGCACGCCCGTTGCGCTCTCGACCACGAGCGACGGCCTCTTGCTGTCGTACCCTGACCGCAACTTCGGGGCGCCGCTCACCGTCGACTTCTCTTTCGATGGCAAGGTCGGTGTCAATCCCGGCAACCTGTCAGACTTGCCGTTGGCGGCACCGGGCGGGAAGTCGTTCATGTGGGAAGCGCCGGTCCGGTTCAAGGGCGGCGGTGCGGCCTATTCGTCCTCGGTCAAACCAGCGGCAGCGGACATTCTCCTGCAAATCTGCGGCCTCGCCTCGGCCCTCACGAGCACGACGAGTGCGGAAAAGTACACCTACACGCCGGACGTAGTCACCGCAGCCTATAAAGGCGCGTCCATGTCGTGCTACGCGCGCGGGGAACTCTGGCCACTGTCGGGCGTCATTGGCGATTGGGCGTTTACGTTCGACAACCCCGGACCGCCGACGCACACCTTCTCGCTCAAAGGAAAGGCGAATGGCGACGTGACGGATGTATCGCTGCCGTCGATCACGTATCCCAACCTGAGCATTGAGCCGCCGAACGCGAACGGGATCACGATGGTCATCGGTTCGTTTACCACGAACGCCGTCGTGTACTCCGGCAATTTCCGGCTCGGGCGGGTGATCGAGCCTCGTGTCGCGCTCACCTCGGGCACGGGGCACGAGGGATTTGTGCCCGGCGGATACTCGCCAGAGTTCACCTGCCAAGTCGAAGATACGGCATTCGTCAGCACGCCGTTCCACACGTCGGCAGGCCTTGATCCGATCAAACTGCGCGAAGCGGCGACCAAAATCACCGTGAGCGTGCAGTTCGGCTCCGTGCAGTACAATCGGTGGAAGATCACCCTCGCCAACGCGCAGCTCTTCAACGCGCAGCCCTCGGCCAACGGTCGCGCGGCGTGCTGGGATCTGACGTTCAAGCCATCGGCCTCGAGCCCGATTGCGTTGGATGACTTCAACGTCGTGTTCGACTAACCCATGAGTTTCAACCTCGACGCGTACCGCACGATCAATGTCGGCTGGTCACTCACGGTCGGCGGGCGGACGTATCGCGCGCGGCCCGTGAGTGCCGAGCAGGTCATTGCCTATCTGGGCGAGATGGAGGGCGCGAGCCCACGACGGGCGCAGCGCGCCTTACGCCACTTGCTGCGCCATGCATTCCCGCGCCGCGTGTCCTTCTGGTGGCGTGGCGACCCGGTGGACGTGGTGATGCGCGCGCGCCCGCACGAACAGCATGCGATGGTGCAGGATTTTTTCGTATCCCTGGCGGGGCCGAATCCGCGCCAGTCCGAGAGCCCGACGAGTGGGACCGGCTCGCCGACGTAAACACGGCGCCCGATGCGCCGACGACCGCGGGCACCATCACCCTGCCACAGGCGGTGTGGTATGTGCAGCACCACTACGGCGCGGCATGGTATTACGCGCCGGCGCGGTGGCGCACGTCGGACGGGTACGCGCCGTTCGTGGCGGTGGTCCATGCGTATCGGGCGGCTGTTGCCCACGTGGCGCAGCATCGTATTTCGATGGTGCGTGCGGTGGCGTTAGGCATGGCAGACAACAAAGAGCGCGCCAAACATCTGCGCGACGACGAACGGCTAGCCGCGGGAGGATGAGCCGTGGCTGACCGCGACCTGCATGTCAAAATCACGGGCGACTCCTCGTCGCTGGATACGGCCGCGGATCAAGCGGACAAGCGTGTCGCGGGGTTCGCGGGGTCCGTGGGTGAACTGGCGCGTCGGTTCGGCGCCCTCATCACGGGCGTCGCCGTCGCGGCATTCTTCAAAGCCGCCGTGGAAGAAGCGGCGGCGGCCGAGAAGGGTATTGCCCGGTTAGGCGTCGCGGTCGAGAACGCCGGCGGCGATTTCGAGGCGATGCGGCCAGAGATCGAGGCGACCGTGACGAGCGTCCAACGCCTCACGCGCTATACCGACGACGACCTCCGGGAAGCGCTCACGCGCCTCGTGGCCATCTCGGGCGACACAAAGGCGAGCCTAGCGAACCTCAATCTTGTCACCGACCTCGCCGCGTTCAAGCAAATCGACCTGAGTTCCGCGGCCGACATCGTGGCCAAAGCGATGAACGGCAACACGACCGCGCTAAACAAGATGGGCATCGCGGGCAAGGATGCGACGACGGTCCTCGACAACGCGCGCGCGTCCTTCGGCGGGTTCGCGGAGAAAGAGGCGAGCACACTGAGCGGCACGCTGATACGGATCGCGAACCAATGGGGCGAGGTGAAGGAGGCGGTTGGCAAGGCGATTGTCGGCACCGATGGCGCGAAGGACTCAACAAAGGGCGTGCTGGGACAGCTGGTAAAACTCGAAGAGTGGATCACCGCGCACGAGGGCGACATCGGCTCGTTGGCCAGCCGGTTCTTTGACCTCGGCATCGAGATCGTGAGCGCGGGGCGCGCCCTTGCCTCATTGCCGGGGCTCGGGCCGGTGCTGGGTGGGTTGTTCCGCGCCCTGGAAGTGTCGCTCCTCGGACTCACGTTCAGCCTCAAGGCAATTGGCGCTGGCATTGAGGAGTTTGTCGGCCAAGCGCTCCTAGCATTCGGGCTACTCGTGCGCACGACCGGTGTCCTGTGGAAAGTGTTAGGCGTCGACATCGTGAAGGACACCGGCGACGCGATGGTAGCCGCCGGGAAAGCGCTCACGGAGGGGAGTAAGACGCAACTCGCTGAGGCGAGGCGCGTGCTCGTGGCCGGGTACACCGACGTTACGATGGACCGGAAGGTCCTGCACGCGACGATCGAAGTAGAGGACTTCGCCCACAACACGCGCACCACCAAGATCGCACACGATGGCGGCAAGGGGCGAGTGGACGCGTCGAAGGAGTGGGGGAAGAAACTCCTCGACTACGAGCGCGAACTTGCGAGCGATCGCGAGAAGGCGTTGAAGGATGCGAACAAAGTCTTGGAGGATACCGCCGGCAAACTCAGCCTCGCAGCGACCGCGACAAAGAAAGAGTGGAAGGAAATCAACGACCGCGCGCTCGCTGCGACAAAGAAGATCGTGCTCGCGAAGGACGCGACCGAGCAACTTGCGGGAGCGACCGAGGGCGTGAGGGGAAAGGCACAGAAGGTGCTCGACACGGCCAGCGCCACGAAAACGAAGCTCGACGATCAAGTCGATAGCGCTGTATCGTTAGGTCTGTCGTTCCTCGGTCTCGCCGAGACCACTGGCAAGATCGACGAGCACGCGGCGAGCGCGCTCACGTCCGTCGTCAACATGGCATCGAGTATTGCCAAGTTCGGCATTGGCTCTCCCGAGGGGATTCTTTCCATCGTCAACGGGCTCGCGAATCTTATCGGCGGCTGGGGATCGAGCGCGGTGCATCAAGCGCAGAAAGCGGCGCAGATGCGGAACACGCTCGCCATTGAGGAACTCACCCGCGACCTGAGCGACTACAACGGCGCCACCTCTGGCCGCACGTTCTCGGGTGTCACGTCTGCGCTCGGCTCTGTGCTCGATCAGTTCGACCGCAACAACTTGAGCGCGAAGGACATTCAGAAGTTTACCAAGATGATCGAGCCAGCGCTCGCGGCCGCTGGCGTGACCTCAGGTGACGTCAAGAAACTCGCCGAGAAGTACGGGATCGACTTGAGTCAGGCGACTGGGTGGTTCGACCTTCTGGAGATCCTACGCTCTCGAAAGTTCGGCACGCCAACGGGCAACTTCACCGACGAATTGGCGAGCCTGACCGAAACGTTTGACGTGCTCGGCGTGGACGACGAAGACGACCGGCTCAAGGCATTCAAGGACTTCGCGGACAAGAATATCCCGATCCTGGGAGCGGCGTTAGGCGACCTAAGCACCAAAGCAGGCCGTGACCAAGCGATTGCGAAGATCAAGCAACTCTATACCGACTCTCTCACGCCGGGGAAGTTGCTCCCGGCGGACTTCGGCAAGGCGACGCCGCAGCAGTTCCGCAGTCTCATCGGCACGTTGCTGCCGTTGCTCGGCTCGGCAGATGGCACGTACGCCAACAAGCAACTCGTCACGCCGTCGGTTCCTCCGGTGCCAGTGGGCGGGACACTGCCGGGGTCCGGTGTGTCGGTCAGCGGGGCGCCGGGGACAAGCTCCATTCTCGGGCTGCTGCCGGGCGGTGGGCGCGGGTTGGATACGGTCGGCCCACCGCTCATTGGCGGTGGCTCGCTCGGCGTGCCGTCCATGCTCACGACGATCAACGGCGGCCTCACGATCGTCAATAACTGGCCGGACATCCTCAACTCGCGTGAGGCGGCGGAGTTCGCCGCGCAGCGCGTCGCCGAGATTCTGGGGCAAGACTATGTGCGGCAGCGCGAAGCGCTGGGGATCGCGTCGTGACGTGGGCCGTGTACGTGACTGAAACGCCGCTGAGTGACATCGGCGCGTATGTCACCGGCTTCGAGGACTCCTGGTTGTCGGCGCCAGCGCGTGAGTATCCGACCATCGCGATCCCGGGACGGCAAGGCGTCGTGTTTGCGGCCGACCCCACGACGGCGGCGCGTACGTTGCGAATCGTGGGCTCGATCTCTCCAGCGGTGCGTACGGTGGCGGCGCGGCAGGCCGCCGAGGATCAGCTGAAAGCTCTGACGTACCGCGCGCAGGTCAAGGTGATCGTTGACGATGACGTGACGAGCCCGCGGCAGATCGACGCGGTGTGTACATCGTGCGCGATTACGCCGCGCGGTCATCCCGTCGATGCGGTGGTGAGTGGCTTCGCGCTCTCGTTCCTGTGTCCGGACCCGACGTGGTCGGACGTCGTGGGACAGATGATCGGCTTCTCCACGGTCGCGACGCCTGTGCCGTTAGGCACCGCGCCGAGCGGGGGCATCATCCGGGTGGCCGCGCCGTCGTGGAGCGCGAACGTGACCGGCCTCGTGGTGAGCTATCTCAACGCGGCCGGTGTGACGATTGGCTCGATGACGTTCACGACCACGCTCACGGCCGGGACGGACTATATCGAGATTGATCTGGACCGGGCGACGATCACCGACTACAACAGCGGGACAGCATCCAGCGGTGCGGCGCTGCTCACGGCTGGAGACTTCTTCTCGCTCGACCCGATCGACGGCGACCCGCTCAACGCATCCTATCCGATGCTCAAGTTGTCCTCGAGCGCAGGCACGCCCAGCGGGCAGTGGTTAGGCGCGAGGCGCTGGCTATGACGTTCACGTTTCCCTCTCGTGGCTTTCGGCGGACCCGCGAACGGGCGAGCGGCCTGCTGTTCGCGTTTGGCGTAGACGACTTGAGCCCGACGCTGCCTAGTGGTCAAACTTTGGTGTTCGATCGGAACAGCAGCCGGACGGTGTTTGACTCCGCGGGTCGCGTGGTGACGCTCGCCAACGACCAGCTACCGTGGTCAGCCACGTATAACGATGTGGCTGGACTCTGGGAGCCGACCCTGGACGCGCAACGCGCAGCGACAAACTTGTGCTTGCAGTCCGAGGACTTTAGCACGACATGGGCCGCCGTGGGCACACCGACGCGCACCGCACTCGCCAGGATGTGCGGCGTGTTGGGGCTTGATCTGATTGGCGACGACGCAGCGGGCACACTTGAGGGGTACACGCAAACGGTGGGCTTCACCGGAAACGCCGTGAAGTCGATCGCGCTCTTCATGGCAGCGGGCACGAGCACGAGTACGGCAGTCCGTCTCCGTGATACGACTGCAGCGGCGGATCGCCTCTTGGCGGTGGTGACATGGTCCGGTGGCGTGCCATCGGTCGCGATGACGACCGGCACGGATCTGGGCAAGGTGACGTGCGCGAACGGAGTGTACCGCTTCATTTTTCAGACGACCTCGGTCACCGCCGCAAACACTAACTCCCTGCAGGTCTACCCAGCCACCACCAGCGGACTGGCCGTCGCGAATACGGGCACCGTTTACGCCGGTGGCGTGCAGGCACAGAATCGGGAATGGCCTAACGCGTATATCAAGACGACCACGGCCACGGTCACCACCGTGAACGACGTCACGACGGCCGCCATGAACTGGGTGCCTCAAGACTTCACGGTGTTTGCGCGACTCCAACGCCCGCCGTGGATCGCGGCAGGCGGTGGGAACGTGGCGGGCATCGGAGGGGGAAGCAATAACAGTCCGACCTGGTCCCTTTCTCTTCTCTCGGGCGCTCCGGCGCAGGTCACCGCATTACTCCACGACGGCACGACACAAGTTGGCGCGTCAGGCAACTTGGGGTCGGAGACGGTGGTCGAGTGCTGCGCGCAGTACGCCACGGTCGCGACCGGGGGCACGGTACGCCTCGATGTGGGCAGCGGATTCGGCTCGCCGAGTTCGGCGACCGGTCCTATCACGGCATGGAACGGCGCAACGATGGCGGTGGCTATGCAGGACGCGGCAGGGTCCACGCCGCTTGACGGTGGATTGCGCCGACTCATCATTGCCGCCGGCGCGCGCACGCTCGCGCAAATGCGGGGGCTCGCGGTCTGATGACGAGCCTCACGCGACTCGAAGTCTGGTCGGACTACCAGTGCAATGCTGGCGTGCGTGTCGCGTTCTTGCCACTGGATCACGTCACGCGCCTCACGACGACGACGCGCATCACACGCGACGACGAAGGCAGCCTAGAGTTGTCCAAGGACGCGGCCGCGACCGCCTCGATTGATACCGGCTCCGTCATCCGGTGGCTGTTCAGCGATGGGTCCTTCGACGAGTGGCGCGTGCGCGAGCTCGAAGACACCTCGCGTTCCGCCCGCATGGTGCGCGCGTCGCTCCAGTCGCCGCTCTACGAGCTCAATGTCGGCGCGGCGGTGATTACGGAGACCGTGAGCGGCACGATTGACGTCGGCGTGGACTACAAGTCCCTCACGCCTGCTGAGGTGCTCGCCTCTATCCTCGCGTTCTGCCCCACGTGGTTCACCGCGGGCACCGTGACGCCGACGATTCCTGTGAACGTCGTCACCGATGGATGGATGCCACTGCGCGCGTTGCGGGAGTTGGTGTCGGCGATCAAGGGTCAGGGTGTCTCGTGCGAGCTAGACGTTAGGCGGAACGGCACGACGGGCTACTTCCTGGACCTCGTGACGGCGATTGGGTCCAGCGCGGCCGCCGTCGACGTGCGCACCGCCAAGAACTTGTTGAGCACCACGCGCCAACGTGACCGGCAGAAGTACGCGACGGAAGTGGTGCCCATTGGTCCGACCGCCGACGGGGTCCGTTCGACAATCGCGCGCGCGTATCTCGAAGTCACCGCGAAGTCGGCGCCGACGCTCACCGTGCAAGCGCCGGTCACCGGCGGGAACGTGATCGCCTTCGACGGGCAATTCGACGGCCTCTATCTGATCGACGACGCGAACGCGAAACAGGTCATTACGAACAGCGGCGTTGACCAGCAGTTCGACGTCGCGAGCGCGACGAACGTCACGGTAGGCCGCTGGTATCGTTTCGCGTTGAACTCGTCAGGCGATGAGCTCGTACGGGTGCGCAAGGCGCCCGCGACGGCCGGGCCGATCAAAGTCCTTGAGTCGTCGGCGCTGGATAACACGACGAACTTTTTTGACAACCCCTCGATGCGGGAATGGGCGGGCGCGTCGACTGATCCGCCCGACAACTGGACCAAAACGGGTACCGGCATCCTCACGCGCACCACGACGGTAGGGTTGTGGATTTACGGCGGCAAGTCGTGCAAGATCGACAGTCAAACGGGCGCAGCCTCGGTCCTGCTCAACACGCCAGCGCTCAGCCTGTACGTACCGAGCTACGCGGTCACGGCGCACTTCCGCGCGTGGGTGTACGTGACCACGGGACACGCAACCGGCGTGGTGCGGTTCCTGTACGACTCATCGGTCGTGAGCACCACGACGACGGATACCCTGGCCGTGAACCAGTGGGTAGAAGTGTCGTATGCTCATCCGCTCACCACGACCGTGGGAGCGGTGCGCACGTTTCAGGTGCAGGCTGGAGGTCTCTCGGTCTTCGGCATCCACTACTTAGACTCGGCTCAGGTCACTCTCTCCACCTCCGCCCGCGCGTTCACCGAAGGCTCGAACGCTACGCGCCTGCTCACGCTCGCGAATCAGTACCTCACGGCCTACAGCACGGTACCCGCGGCGTACTCGGTCCAGTTCGCGGACTTGGAAGGCTGGGACCCCACGTCCTTTCCCTACGACGCGGTCACGTTAGGCGGCACCGCGAACGTGCGCGACACCGACCTCGGGATCACCACGAGCGGGCGCATGGTGGACATCACGAAGGACTGGCGTAACCCGCTGGCCTCGGCGATCACGGTGGCGAATCGACCCGTGGATCTCATCACCACACTCTCGGGGATCGCGGCATGACGACGCTTCAGATCCGACCGCGCCGCAAGCGGCCTAACGCTGGAGGTGGCGGCGGCACGACGCCGAATTATGCCGCTCTGACGGTCGCGGACGCGCAACAACCGGACTACGCGGCGTACACCGCGCTCGGCGTGCGGACGGCCGCGGCCGGGACGGCCTACGCCGACCCCGTGAGTGGTCTCACCATCGTGAAAACCACGTCTGCGACTGTGCCCTTCGCGAATAGTGGGGGAGGGGTGGACTATTCGTCCGTTGCCTCCATTTCGCATCTGTGGGTAAACGCGGGGAGCAATTTCGTTACGGTCCACCAGATTTTTGCCTTCGACGGTCAGCGCTGGCTGTATGACATAAATCTCGCGACCGGAGCACTAAGCAACCGCCGCCAAGCTCCGGGTGCTGGATCGCGTGACCTGCAGCTCGCGTTTAGCCAGAACCCGGCGACGCCTCGCATTTGCTACTACATCAAGAGCGGCGCGAATGGACTGACCATCCTGCAGCGCTATAACACCGCGACCGATACCGACGCGGCCACGGGTAATTTTCCGCACGATTTCGGCCCGACGGACGCTACCGCCGATCTCAATTGGTTGGTGGGTGACCGCAATGACCAGTGGTTTTCTTTCGGCGCGTTAGGCAATGGGTTTGTGCTCGCGTGGGATTCCGCGAACAATGTGGTGAAGAAGAAGACCGTCGCTCAGATTGCCACGCTATACTCGCCCTCTGGAGCGACGATCGACGAGCCTCACCTCGACCTCGATGGCGAATACGTGTACATCGCGGCGCCGAAGGCGGGGTCCAACAATCTCGTCGTGTGGAAGCTCAGCGATGATACCTTGACCGATACCGGCGTGCTGTATTCGCACCTCGCCGGGTACCGCAACATGGTGGTCTACTCGAATGGCGGGAGCGCGCAGGAGCGGCGCCCGCCCACGGGCTCCCCCACACAGTACCTCACCACGATCCAAAGCACCGACGGCGATCAGCACCGCTCAGAGAACTACATCCAAGACGGCGGCAATGACGACTGGATCGAAATCGATTGCATCCTCGATGGGTTCCTGGATGACCCAACGCCCGCATGGACGCTGCACAGCGGCACTGCCGGTGTGGACGCGGTGTGGAAGTTCACGCCGGTATATCGCGGGGGCAACTCGACGCGCATGGGTGCCTATGGCGCGATCACGCAACAAGAGACGGCCGACGCGACCCGACTCCGCGGGCAACTCACGCGGGTAGGGAGCGTCGGAGCCGTGAACGCGGCGGGGAAGATGTTTCACGACGCCGGGCCTAACGTGACGTATGCGCGCGCCCTCGATGATCTCGATCTCTCGGTCGGGGCGAACGCGAACCGGATGTACGCGTCGTGCCCAAACAGCGTGCACCAAGCGATCGCCGTCATGAAGCTGGACGGATCAAGCGTGCGTTTCGTGGCCCACCACTACACGCTCGACAACTCCTACTACCACCAACCCAAGGCCTGCATAAGTAACGGCGGGCACTGCATCACCTTCGATTCGGACATGAATGATTCCGATGGCCGCTATGACAATTTCGTCGTCCTTTTGCCGGTCTCCTAATGGCGCTCACGAATCGCACGGCCTCCGCCGCTCACACCTGGACGTCGAACACCACGAACGAAACATTTGGGCACACGCCGACCGGCACGCCCGATGTGGCGTTCCTGTGTGTCGCCTATCGCAAGTCGGCTACGCAGGTACCGACCGTAGTGACCTACGGTGGTCAGGCGATGACACAGATCGGCACGCAGCGCGTGATCCAGATCGACGACGGGATCGGGCTCTCATGGTATGCGCTGGCGAGCCCGCCGAGCGGGACGCAAACCGTGAGCGTCACGTGGGACGTGGCGACCAGCAAAGGCGTGCTGATCGCTCTGACCTACACCGGCGGAGACACCGCCACACCGGCGGCCAACGAGGCAGGGGACACCGGAACCTCCACCGGGCCGAGTTACGCGGTCACCAGCGCGACAGGCAACGAAGTGTTAGGCGCGATCCTCGGCGAAGATGACGACATCACCTACACACGCGACAACGGGAGCACGCAGACCGACGTGGCGACTGGTGTGGCCGTCGCCACCGCTGCCCTCGGGAAACGGCTCTACATCACCACGAAAGCCGGTGCCGCGTCGGTTAACACCGCCTACACGCTGTCGGCGTCGCGCGACTGGGTGTCGTCGGGCATCAACGTGCGCGCGGGCGCCGGTGGTGGTGGACCCGCCGTCCATGTGCGACCGCGGATACATCGCGCGGTAGGAGGTGCCTCACGCCGCTAATCCTTGACCGCGCGACCGGCCCGCCCGGAGCGCTAGTGGTGCGCCTCCCTTCTCTCGTCCCTACTCGATTCTTCCCTATTCCCGGAGTATTGCAATGCCTGATTTCATCGCCAACACCGGCGCCATCTCGGTGACTGCCGCGACCGCCAAGTCTGTCATCTCCGTTATTACGACCGCCAACCGCCGCGCGCGCATCAAGGAAATCTCAGTGGGCGCGTCGTCTGTCACGTCTACCGATGCACCCATGCTCGTCGAGCTGGTGCAGCATGACACCGATGGTACCGGCTCGGCCGTGACCGCGCGCGCGCTTGATCCGGCCGACGCTGGAGCCGCTGTCGTCACGAGCAAGGATAACTACACGGCCGAGCCGACCGGCGGTATCGTGGTACGCAAGGAATGGTTGGTGCCACCGTCTGGAACATTCGTGATCCAAAACCCGCTGGGCGAGGAAGATGTGTGCCCGGTCTCGAAGACGATGACGGTACGCGTCACGTCGCCGCAGAACCAGACGGTGCGCGGCTACCTCAAGTTCGCCGAGTAACCGACGGAGGCGTTAGGCGACGCGCGGCCACCTAACGCCTCTCCTTCCTTCACCCTTTTAACCGCAGAGCGATGACAGCATGGCGATAGGCTTTCGCGCTGCGGGAACCGTAGGTAACGCCACCACCGACCCGGCGACAGCCCCAGGGCTGCCCGCCGGGCTCGCGGCGGGCGACATGATGGTGCTCGTGGTGTCGAGCAAGGCGACCACGCCGCCGACACTAATCACGCCGAGCGGATGGAACACGCCGGCGAATAACACCGCCACGGGCGGTACGGGCACGGCCGCGGCTGATACGGGGCCAAACCGCATCACCTTCTGCTACCGCGAATGGGTGACCGGTGACGCGGCGCCCACGATTGACCTCTCCGCGGCCGGGAGCCCGACGCAAGCGGTGATCCTGGCGTTCACCAAGTCCACCGCCGACGCGTGGACGCCGCCAGTCTGCGCGACCGCCCCCGATACGACGGGCTCGACCACGCTGTACGATCCCGCGGCGGCGGGCGTGCAGATCGACATGGCCGCCGCCGACTGGTTAGGCGTCTGCGACGCGATCAATGGGGATGCGGGTACGCCAACGGTACCGGGCACGCTCACGGTGGCCGGTATCACGTTAGGCACGGTGGTCAGTCGCCTTAATGCTCCGACGACGAGCGGCAACGACGGGCGGTTGATTGCCGACGATGCCCCGTACTCGTCAGGCACGGCGAGCGCGGGGCCGGATCGGTCGGTCACCTATACGACCGCGAACGCGGGCATGTGCGGCGTCTCGGTGTTCTGGCGGCTCAGATACACGACGCCCAGCATTGCCGGATGGCCGGGCAAGGTGTGCGTGGTCGCGCCCCCACGGCGGGACGCGGTCTCCGAACGCCGCAGCAACGGTGCAGTCATCAAGCTCAAGGGTCGCACCAGTCCGCCGCCGCCACTCGTCAGGCGGGGCAAGGTCTGGGAGCCCGTGGGGCGCGCACGGCAAGCACTCGTCAGGCGAGCCGCGGCGGCAATGTTCTTCTTGCCGGTGTTCGCGGCCGACCCGGTCACGAGCGCGCCCGTCGCCACGACGCGCGGTGTGCAGGTCGCCAGTCCACCACGCCGTGACGCGACATCCACGCGGCGCTCGCACGGGTCCGTCATTTGGCTCGATGCGCGACCGGTGCTCTCTCCCGTCGTGGCCGGTACCCGCGCGGTGGTGGTCTACAGTCCTCGACGCGACGCGACGTCGCCGCGACGGAGCGAGGGGGCCGTCCTCAAACTCAGGGGGCGAACGAGTGCACCGGCCGATCCTGGTCGGCGACTCAAGCCCGCGGTTTGGCAACCGCAACATCGACCGCCGACCCACCGCTTGCAGTCGGCGGCGTTCTGGCTGCCATCATACGCCGGTGACACGGCGTCCGCTCCTCAGCGGCGACCACGTGTGCAGGTCGTTGGGCACCCGGTACGGGCGCCTCACGGTGGCCGCGTCTATACGATCAAGCCACGCGCTGGCCTAACAACGGCTGCTCTGGTGTCGGTCCACGTCGTGCGCCGCCGGCCCGACGTGCACCGCACGGGGTCGGTCATCTGGCTCAGACCTCCGCGCGCGCTTGCGGCGCCACCGCGTACGGTCCTCCCGCGCGTCGTGGTCATCGGGCAGACACGGGCGCCTCACGCGGGCACGGTTGTTAGGCTCAAGGGGCGCACCGCGGCGCCGGCGGACCCTGGTAGACCGCTCAAGGCTGCGGTCTGGCAGCCCTTGGCGCGCCCGGTTGCCCTGAGACGCGCGTCGGTCCAGTTCTATCTCCCGGCTTACGCCGGAGATGTAGCGGCCGCGCCCGATGGCGCGCGCGGCTCGGTCTCCATCGTCCAGCAGCCCGCACGCCCGCCGCACGGTGGCGTGGTCATCCAACTGCGACAGCGGCCGGGGCTCGGCAACGGCGACATCGTCTTTGCCGTTGTGCACGTGGTGGCACGCCGGGCCGATGTAGACCGCTCGGGCGCCGTCATCCAGCTGCGGCATCGGATCGTCGCTGCGCCGACTCCTCGTGTGGTGCTGCCCCGCGTCGTGGTGGTGGGGCATCCGGCCCGTCCACGAGGAGATGGGGCGGTCATCCGGCTCAAGGGGCGCACCAGCGCTGCCGCATCCGGGCGCCCGCTGAGACCCGCGGTGCAGGTCGTCGGTCACGCCGGTCTGGTACGCCCACGGAGCGATGGCGCGGTGATCAAGCTCCGCGGCCGCACCAGCGCTGGCACCGGGGGCCGACCGCTCAAGGCTGCCGTGTGGCAGCCGATCTCGAGACCGCTCGCGCTCCGGCGCGCGTCCGTGCAATTCCTCTTGCCGACCTACGCGGGCGACGTCGCTGCGCCACCTGACGGCGCGCATGGCTCGATCGCCATCGTCCAGCAGCCCGCACGGCCTCCGTATCCGGGCACGGTCCGATTTTACCGGCAGCGCTCCGGCCTCGGCAACGGCGACGTGGT